ATTTGCAGGGGTATTGAAGTTATACGTTGCAAAGAAGTTGTCCATATCCGTTGGATAGAAGTTATTTGCTGGATCGTTTAGGTATGCTGTAATTGTTGCAATAGCAGTTGCACCATTACAAAATGCATGATCAGTACCAATACCATATTGGGTACTCTTTCCATATGTTGCATCGTAAAGTTGACGTGCAAGTGATGGAACACGTGTTGAAGAATCTGTTAATAGGTAGCCTGCCATTGCTTCTGTAATCTTGTTCCATAGATCCAACGGTACGTTGCTTAATTGCTGTTCACGGAACATAAACCACTCTTGGTGATATGCTTTGAGAGCTAATGGAGATGGTCCAAACTTCAAGCTATCGCGTAATGAGAAATCACGTGTCCATCTAATTACGTAGCGATTCTCATCATCAACGTATCCACGAAGACCACGAACGATTGCTTGAGAGAAACGATATGGTTCTGTAATTGTTTCACCAGTCTCCGTATTTGCAACCAAACTTGGAGGAAGTGGTTGACCATTATTGCCACCAGTTATTGGTGCTGCAAAGAACATATATGGTGCAGGAGGAGCAAGGATATCACTTGCTGCTTGTGTGATTGTTTCTGCATTTGTATTCTTTGCAGGTGGAGTTGTTTTATTCTCTACCCAATAGTAATAAGTGTATGAAGCAGCATTTAGTGTTGTGTCAAATTGTTGAGTTGCAACATAGTTTGTAATGTACTGGTATTGAATCTGCGTTGTACCATCATCTGCCGTAGATGGGTTAAATGCAAGTTCTGTTGCCGTTGGAACGTGAACCGGAATAATAAGTGAAACGCGATCTTGGTGGTTAATCTTAGGTAGTGTGGTACTATCAAACGATAGTGTAGTTGACAAAGTAGTGTTTGTTCCAACACTTGCACCATTCACATAGATGTTTACAGTTTTACCAACAAATCCTGATGGTACTTCAAATGTGTAAACAGTACCTGATACTGATGCATCTATTGCTGCATCCAAATCAACACGTTGTTGTATATCAAGAGTCCAATTGCTTGTCCATACAGAGTTTGCAACTGTTAATGTACCAGATCCTACACTAGTGATTGCAGTTCCCGATGGAAGTGTTACGGTTGAACCAGAAATTGTAACATTGTATACAGTTGAAGCAGCCAATCCAGTTGGTAGTGTTCCAGTAGATGAGAAGATTACACCATAATTACCAGCAGGAAATTCTGATGGATTTGTCAATGTAATTGTTGTTGGTGCACCTGCAGTTGCTGTAATTCCTGAATATGCCCACGATGGGTTGGTAAGGGATGAGAATAGTCCTGCACCTGCACCAAATTCAGAAATTGCAATTGACGAACCTGAACCAATAGTATTACTTGCAACAACTATGCTTGCACCAGAAAGAGTAATTGTTGCGTTGTACGTTGCAAGTTGTGCTGTTAGAATTCTTAACAAATCAGTCATTGTTGGCATTGTTGAACCAAGAGCTGTCACAGTTCTCGTAAACGTTCCATTAACAGTAATTGTAAATGAATAGTTTGTCGTTGAAACTAATCCTGTTGAATCAGTAGATACTGCTGGAGCAGTTAATACGATTGTTGAGTTACCTGCTGTTGATGCTGTAACAGTTGCAGTTGAGTATGCGCGGTTGCGATAACGAACGTCTTGTCTTACAGTACCTGACAAACGCACAGATGCATCAATTGAACTATCACCTTCCTGGACAGCAGCAATTGCATTGTATTCAGAAGGAGAATATGAAGTTCCTACCCACTCATAAATGTGAATTGCACCGTTGTCTGCTAACTTGCCCCAGTTTGCAAATCTTGTTTCCTGATCTGTTTCTACCAACGTATCGTAGTATGGCAAGTAGTCCAAGTTTGTTGTATCCATCCAAGTTATACCAACTTGGTTTTGTTTCCAACCTGCTAATCCACCAGTAGTAATGTCATAATTTGCTGGATCTGTATTTGATTGAACATTGATTGTATTCAATGCTTCGTAGTAGTGATAACCACGAGCTGGATCCCAGAATGTTAGTGGTGTTAGAGATACGTTTGCTTCTGTATCAATTACGTACGCTGGATTTTCTGCTTCCTTATTAACTTCCAATCCCCAAATTGTAAGTGTTGAATTGTTAGTGAATAGGTTCTCTACTAATTCTTGCGAAAGAAGATTGACGATGTTTGTATTGACGAGTTGGAACTGCGTGTCCTGACCTAATTGACTTGGACCATAAACAACTTCAATCTTACTTCCGCTAATTGTATCTGCAAAATAGAGTTTGTATCCAAGTATTGTTGCAACTTGAATTGTACCACCTCCACCTGCAGTTGGTGTTGCAACAGCTGGTGTTGGTGTAATCTGTGTGTATGTACCATCAAATGTTGAAGACGAAACACGATATGTACCATCGTTTGCAGGTGCTGATGCAACAGTAAATTCTGTTGTTGGAGTAAACACTCCAACATAATCACCAACAACAAAAAATATACCACCAGCTACGTGATCAATGGAAACAGGTGCTGGGTATGGTTCAAGACTTTCAACAAAATCTACACCAATTTGTAGTTGTGTTCCATCCTTAAAGACTGATAGTGAGTTTGTTAGTGGAAGGTATGGAATTGTTAACGATAATTGTTGACCAGCTGGTGCAGAAGAAATTGTTGTTTGTGTTCCACCTGGATACCATTCCATTGTCATTGTGATTGCATCTGCCATAAAGTTATGACGGAAGATTGGTAATGTTGGAATTGTTGCCAATGGATTCCATCCACCCGCAAAAATAAACTCTGAACCATTGTATGTCCAGAAGGAGTATGCGTACAAACTACCGTTTATTGTAGTTGTTGTGTTAATAATTACACCAACTTCTGAAGTTAGAGGAACTACGTTGCTACTAATAAATGCAGCAATAGTTGATGCTGTATAGATAACCAATTTTTGCTTTGGTATCAAGTCAAAGTATAGGACACCACCATCAGGAACTAATGTTTCAAGAACATCAGGTTGGTTATACCAACGAGTTTGATCTGTCATTGAAATTGCTGTGAATGTTGGATCAACACCTGATACAGATACAGTTGAATTTGGTGGATTTGCATATCCACAATCCGTATCACCAAACGTTTCAATACCATAACCTGGTAAACAGATTTGGTCTGTTAATTCAAACTGTAAACGAAGTTCATTTGCAATTGTATCGTTAATCGTTAAGTACATTCCAAGGTATTCAGGAATTTTAGTAGAACCGTAATCTGCCACCTTGTATGCCCAAAATTCATCAACCGATGCATTAACAAAGCGACGTGAGTTAATAAATGCAGTGATTGCATTTAGTGATCCCTTGCTATGAATTGCTCCCTTCCAAAAAAGAAACTGCGATTTGGCTGTTAGATTAATTTGAGAGAGATAATTCGTAACTCCCGTATAACCCAATAGTGCACGTGCACGTAAAACTTCAGGAAACGTTTCAGGTACTTGGTATGAATCGTATATGTAGCGAAGGATATTTGTTGACTCTTCCAAGTTAGGTAATAGTTCACCACCTTGGTTGTAAGGTTGTGATAGGAAGTATCCACCAACATTTGGACGTTCTGTAAATGAGTCTTGCTTGTAGACATCAAGTTCAAACTTCGTAATATTTAATCCAAGGAATGGTTCGTAAATTAACGCACCAGCGGTTGTGTAGTCATTAAACCACATCATATGCTCATACGTATCCAAATAGATATTTGCACCACCAATGTGCAAGTATTGGTATGGATTAAATTGCTGGTTGTAGATTGGTTGTACATCGTTGTATACGCCACCTTCAAATTGAATCTGTGTAATTTTATCCTGACGAAATACACGAACATCGCTTGGAGATAGACGGCGACCGTATTGGTCAAAAATTAATTGTTCAGAGAACACATCTGCAAATGGTCCAACGATAATATTTGAAACGATACCGTATGGTGGTGAGAACCATAAAGCATTACGGAATGGGTTAAGTTCATATGTTGGAAGTTCTGCTGCATATAGTTCAGCATTGGAGATATAGATTTGTCCAACACCACCTTGATAGGTAATTGGAATTGCAACACTTGCAGCAGCGTTTTGATAATTGCTTGCAAGACTTACTGATCCATCCGTATTGTTAATAATGTAGTATGTTTGACCAATTAATAATGGGTTTGGTAGACCTCCACCAAATGACCAAACAACAACTGGCGTTCCTGGTAGGTAGCCAGGGTTTTGTGAAGTAAATGTAAATGAACCCGCTGTGTAATTAATATCAACAGCATACTTATTGCTCATTCGTGTACGACGAACAGTACGTTGTTGATATGCCCAGTCAATAAAACGTTCAAGTTCATTCTGCCAACTTACTGGTTGGCTTGTTGCTGGATCTGTATATGATCCTTCAACATTAATACCAAATCCTTGATTTTTCTGATATGCAGAATATCCATCAACCAAGTTAATAAAATCCTGAATACCGTTTATTGTTGCAGGAAGGGTTGTTTGCTTAACAAATGTTTTATCAACAGTGTAATGCGACCACGTTGTTGATGAGTTAGCACCATTTAATGCAACAAAGGAATTATACAAAGTTCCAATGCGTTGAATTCCAGCAGGTTGTGAGGTAAACAAAATTGGTATGTTAGCAGTCATATCCAATTGGCTATAGAACAATTGGAATGTTGTTGGTGTTAGAACGTTAATGAAATATTGCAATCCTGTTTCAAGAGGAAGCGGTAAGAATTCTGTTGTTGCAAGATTTATTAACGTTCCAGTTGCCCAAGGAATTGTACGATAATTTGTTGCTGTTAGCATTCCACCTGGAACAGATGTTGGTACACCTGAAGTAAGGATTACTGTTTGGTCAAGCGTTGGATCGTATGATGAGGAAATAACTGTGTATGAACCAGCATTGTTTCCTGCAACTTCAAACGTTGTTGTACCATTTGGTAGTCCAAATACTTGCGAAACGTTACCTGCAACAGTAAAGGAATTTTGGGTTGCGTTTGCTGCAACAATTGGATATGAAAACAATGTGCAAATGCTTGTTATTGGATTTGCATAGAAGTCATACTGCTGAACACCATAATATGAAATGGTACGAGCAACAGGAGCAAGAGAGGAGACCTGTAGTTCCCATTGGTTTTGTGTATCGTACTGATTTAAGTTAGGTGGAACGTTTGTAATTAATACTTCAAATGCATCAATCCAAAAGTTTGCAACACCAGGCGAACGCTTAATTGTAACGTTGTAGTCTTGAGGAGAGATTGAAACAACTCGATGTTGAACACTTAAAGATGTTGTATCAATAAATCCACCATACAAATATGTAAGTGGTGCTGTCCATGCTGTCCACAGAGCACGAAAGTCAGAATAACTTGCATCAAATCCTGCATAGCGGTTAAAGTTTACATACCACTGGTTAATACCATTAACAGAAACAATCTGATTGCCTGTTGTAATTTCACCGTGAAAATTTGTGTTGGTATGACTCATTACCTGACCAGTTAGACTATCAACTGGTAGTTGATTAATGTAGTTAAACTTTGTTCCAAATATTGCTTGAATTGTACGAACTGGTTCCATTAAGTATGCAACAGTTAGCAATCCATACAAATAGTTTGTAGTTTGTTCCCATTGCCATTGAATTGGTCCTGAATCATTCCATACATAGTCAGCATTTTCAAGATCAATCTCGCTAATATTATCAAACAGAGAACGAACAGAAACATTTATTGCAGCAACTGGAGAAGGAAAATGATTCATGTAAGCCCAATATGGAGGAAATACATCATCAGGGTTGTAAATTAATGATCCATCGCTATATGAGTTGTTTGAAATATTAACCGATACGTAAAGGTATTGTGGTATAGAGGAAACGTTTGGTGTTGCATATCCAACTGGAATTGCACCACGTAGAATATAATCCCACATACCAACAGCAGCCAATGCACCAACCAAAACACTGGTTGTTGCTTGTGCAACAGATACAGTCGTATTACCAAGTGCATATACAACATTGGTGATTGTGAATACTTGTTTGGATACATTATCTGTAAGGAACATTGTAAATGAATCAAATCCAGTAAACGATGGTGCAACATTACCTGCAAATACAATTGCAGTTGGTGTTGTTGCAATTACTGGAATACCATGACTATATCTCCAACGACGAGTACCAAGTAATTGTGGATTGGTGTTTAAGAAAAGAGTATCCCACCATGTTGGTTTGTCTACATATCCTTGTAATGCCCATGGTTCTAAATGTGGATATGGAGTACCATATGCTTTTGTATAAACATCCTGCCATGTACCACCTGAAGGAATAGAACCTGATCGTGGTGGTGTGATAAGAGTAGAATACTTATAGTTCCACGTAAATGGGTTTGTTGCAGTATACGTATTGTTTGCAAATGGTGTTGCAATTTGCAGTTCTAAACAATATGCATTAAATTGCTGTTGCAAATATGTTTCATACAATGTTGAATCTTCTGCTTGCAATGCTGCAAAATTAATTGGTGGTGTAATTGGTGCTGCTGGTGCTTGATTGTATAGATCTATTTCAGCAGCCAAAATTACATCAAGATAAATTTGGTTTAAATCAATAACTTGCCACGCAGAAATTGTTGATGACTGGACTGTTGCACCATTATAGAGCAAACCTCCACCAACAGCAAAACCTGGTGCTGGTGGATATGTGATTGTCCCACCAACTGTTAGTTGTTGTCGTAAAGTTGCTGTACCAGTGTCCCACCATAGAGAACCATCAGGAACAGGAATTGAAGGAGGAGATGTTCCAACATTTGCAACCATTAAACGATAGAGTGTTGTACCTTGCAACCAGTAAACACCATTACGAAGAACAGAACTGAACTGGGTAATAAATGTTGCTTGCGATTTTGGAGGATTGTTAAGAGAGATACGACCAATCTTCTCTGTTCCTGCACGTGTATCAGGAGAGTTAACAATAACCTGTTGCAATCCAATAATTGTTGTTTGTGGTAGGGCATAAGTTGCACGATGCCCATCGTGATGCATTACACCTGCAATACCAAGATGTGGGTCATTAAAAATATATGGGGCTACCTTTGGAACAATTCCAAAGTATGGTAAAGTTGCAATCCAATTTTGGATACCAGTTGCAGGAGTTGTTGCTGTTGCTTCTGTATATGTTGTGCTATCACCATAGATTAAATTTGCAGATTCATTTTCTTCGTAATTTGTAATAACTTGCGATGAAATATAAGCACTTGGATCCAAAATAACTGACGTTGTTACATTGGTCATATACGTGACCAAATTACGAGACATAATATCACGCAACATTAGAATAATGTCTTCGTATTGACTTTGTGCAAACGTAAACAACGATGGAGGTGTTACAGTGTCAATAAATTGTGTGGATAAGAATGTATCAAAGGAGTTATCGTATTCCTTAATCGTTCCACCAAGTCCCCAGTTGATATTTGTATAATCAATTAAGCGCCAGTTTGCAGATGCTTGACCACCAAATCCTGGAACTGATGGTTGTGAAGTAACAATAGAAGTAAAGTGTGTTTGCAAATCTGTAAGTGAAATATATTGCCAATCTTCGTGATCTACGTTGTAGTAAAGAGGATCAGGGATCTGCCAATTACCAATCCAAAGTGGTCCTTGTGTAACAGGTGCAGGAGTTGTTGTATCTGTGTACCAAGATGGAACAATGTACTTATCTTGTATTTGTGTCCATTCTGCATCTGTATTACCTTGAGCAATATATGCGTTGTAATCTGCTGTATATTCAGCATATGTACGGACTTGCCAATCAACTTGCTCTGCAATAAATTGTTCGTTGTTGGTTCCGTGGCGCCAATTTGTTTCCAAAGTTTCATCTGATGTTGAGATGTAAAATGAGGTTAGTGATTCCCAAGCCGCACCATTCCATTGTTGAAGGGTGTTGTTTGTTGTGTTATATGCAATTAATCCAACAACTGGACTTGTTGGTAATCCTGCCTGAACGACTGGTGATATCCATACACCACCTGATGTTTCATATTTGGAAGACCAAGTTTCACCTGTCCATACGTACACAGTAGAAGTATTTGGATTGTACCAATACGTATGGACACTCTTATTATAGTTGCGATAAGCATACAACTCACCATTGTTTGTTTTAACCAAGTAGTTTTGAAACTCAATGCTACCATCATCTGCTTGAACAATACGTTGACCAACATAGGAATAAAGAACACCCGAAGAACTTTGGTAATATCCAAATATTGGGTTAGCAATTCCTGCTGGTTGTGAATTTGTATAGTAGATGTCAAACAATGGATATTGATTAATTCCAGTCTTTACCTGTTCTGCAAGACGATACTGAACGAGACTTACAAGTTGTGATCCTACTGCTGCATATTCAACATCGTTTAAAATTGTGCGAACAGGAATTGCATAATTTCCAAAGTCTTGATACGTTGCTTCACCTACTTGAATCTGAACTATGTCAGAAGGTTGAAGTGCTGTAAAGAATGTAACTCCTGTAACATACACAGTACCATTTTCATCGTATGTTCCGTACTGACGAATACCATTTAAGTAAACACGAATATCATTTGTCCCTACCAATGATCGTTGCTGCAATGTTCTTGTTGAACCAGGTGGAATGTATGTTGAACTTAATGTAAGTGTTGTTACACCACTATTAATAATATCAAACTCTTCACCATATGGTAGGAGTCTATAGTTAAAATTTCCTGACGAATCCAATACTGCAGGTTGTGCAGAAGGATTAACCATATTGTTTTCAGATTGATGGTTAATTGCCGTTGTTGTGTTTATTCCAATAAACAACCACTGATCACCATACTTTGTAAAGGGATCTCCTACGGATGTTGTAGCAGGATAGACATAGTTTATTGATGGTGTTAGCGTTGGAAGCGTTGATGTAAGTGTAATCGTTGTTTGGAATGCACCATATGGTAGCGATACACGTTGGAAGACTGAACTTTGTACAACCCATAGTTGTGTAATTCCACTGATTGCAAATTTAAAACCAGGAACAAATATAGACGTTAAATCACCATATCGTTCATCAAAAGTAATTGTTGTAGATGTGTTTGTGTAAAGATTAAGTGGCTCTAACTCAAGACGAGTTGGAGTAAATGTTGTTGCAGCAAAGGAATTTTGAATGCTTGAACGATATTCCCAAGTATATGTAGTATATGTCCATTCACTTAATTCCAACTCCGGCTCAAATTCAATAATAGGAATTTGTGCGCGTTTTGCAATTGTAAAGTTTGTAATATCTGCCTTATGCACCCAACGATTTTCACTGATCCATTGGTTGAGTCCTGTATTAAGAACTTGATTTGTACATCCAGTTGATGAGTTCCAATTTTGATATCCTGTACATTTACAAGTTGCAATATTTTGATAGACTGTAAGTTGTTGTGTAAGTGAAATATCACCACTTACTGTATTATCGGTAAATGTAGATTGAATCACTATCGTAGTTTCATTCTCTGTTGCATTGTATGTTGAAGATACAACCGTTTGGAACGTATCGTTTAAATCTGTGTTGGTGCTATTTTCAATGTAGAAAATAAAACCTGCTGCAAACATTGTTGCAAAATTGCCTTCAATAATAATTGAACTTGACGTAGGAATCAATCCAACAATTGTGTATGTTGCACCATTTTGTGTTATTAAGTTTTGATAGAAGTCAACCAATGCATTTGCAGACGTACATTCACTCTTTACAGTAATGTATTGTGGTTGAGATTGAATGTCGTTTGGATCGTACCAATAGTAATCACCATAGTTTACGATTTTGTTAATATCGATTGGTGGAGCCCAATTAAATTCAAGTGCTGCTGCCCAGCCTTTATATGAAGAGGTTGGATTAAGTACGTCAAATCCTTGACGAGTAATCTCAACACCTTGTGCTGTTAAACCATTTAAAATATCGTACCAAGAAGAGATGTGTTCAACAGAACCAATCTTCTCGTACAAAATAGGTTGCAGTTGATATGCTTGACGATGAACTGTTGGTTCTTTAATTTGACGAGGAACAACTGCTTGAAGGTTTCCCATTCCAATATAACCAACCGTATGAACCGTTTCTTCTTTAGATAAGAAACGATTAAACAGATTGCTCATTATCGATCGATTGGTATCAGATTGATATGGCTGTGGTAATAGTTGAAATAGATCAGTACTATTTGTATTATAGTCTGAATTTGGGTCAGTTGCTGTCATTATGTCTCCGCGTTCCAATTCATATTTATGAAGAGGAACCACGTGATTTTTTCAGCAGTTAATAACCTGCCTGACGTAGTACTTGTGGAGTCAACGCCGTAACGATGTTGATCTGACTTGTTGCAATGTCTGCAAGGAAGAGTTGGTTCTCTCCTGGAGTAATCTCAAACAAATCACCAAACTGGTTTGCAGCGTTTGATGGAACAATTACGATCGTATCAATTTCTGACGCAAGTTGGTTTTGGATTTCTGCTGCAAGTTCTGTGAAGTAAAATGTCTCACCAAATGCCCAGTAGTTTGGGTCAAAGAAGTCTTGAATAATTGATACAATCTCTGTTTGAACTTGATTATCTGTTAATGTAACATTTGTTGTTGGACGAACAACTGCAAACGTTGCTTGTAGTGTTGGATCCGCATTTGATCCAAACAATAGCGTGAAATCTCCGGAATGTAGAACAACCGTATCTGATATCATTGCGGCTTGCAATAATGTTCCGTATGAAGTTCTTAAATCCAATGAAGTTGGAAGTGTTGGTCGTACATCCGTTTGACCATTAAGCCACTGTTGAAGCGACTGATAGTATCCAGTTGTAATAATGTACATATCAATAATGTTAGTTGCTGCTGGATCAATTAAGTAGAAATCTTGTGATTGATGGAACCAAGCAAAATTAAATGGATAGCGACCTGGATAACGAACGTATGTTTGTAGTTGTGATGTTGTACCTATGTTTGCTGCCCATAGTGTTTTCACTGCATCTGTTGTAAGAGTAGGAACGTATGGATCACTAACTGTTGTTCTATTTAAATACACAAAGTCATTCATTGTAACGTTTACAACATCACCTGCACCAATTACGTGATTTGAATCTGCTGCAATTGTTCCACCAATCGTAATTTGATAGCTAACGATAGCATTGCTTCCAGCTACAACATAATTTGTAAAGTAAAATGGTTGTGAAGTATCGCTTGTTACAGGGATAGGTGAACCTGTCCAACCTACTGGTACAATCGTTACGCTTAAATCTGTTGCTTCATAACCAACAACAAATGAACGTGGCAATGTAATATAGAATCTTCCAGAGTTAGGTGCTAAATTTGTTGGAGTTGGTGCAATTGGTAAAGAAGACAACAAATAAGAAGTTACGTATGGTGTTGCTGCTGTTGGTGTTGGTGTTGCAGAAGTTGACAAAGTAAATGCTTGTGTAAAGTTTAACAACTCAACCTGGTCCATATCTTCAGGAATACCATCACCATTTGCATCAGTTGGAAGAATGTTAAGTTCTGATAGGTTTGGAAGACCAGGTGTTAACGGATTAATTACTTGTGAAAGTACATTGTATGTTAGGTTCTCTCCAAGGATTTGGTTTTGTGCGTTAATATTAGCAGAAAGGATTACAATTGTATCTTGACTTGAATTTAACGTATCATAGTTAATTGTTGATGTGCCATTATTCGTATTCCAAAAATTGGTTGAAACGCTTTGTGCAATCATTTGTGTTGATGCATAGTTAACTGTCCAACCTGTTTGGTTTGAACCATTGAATACCTTATTGACCAAAATCATATACGTGTATGTTGAGTCAGGTGGATTTACAGAATTACCAGTGCTTGTTGCCCAAGCATTTTCTGCTACTGAATAATAGAAGTAAATTGTTTGGTATGCAGAGTTATTAAGAACAGCAAGGATTGATGTTAATTCCGCTGACGTAAATGCAGTTCGTAATGATGCTGGATTGCCACCTAAACTATTGTATACTGGTGCAAGTGTTGTAAAGAAATCTATTGATGCAAGTAATGGTTGAATGTAATTAAGAACTAATGTTTCAGCACTAACAGGAGTTGATACGGTAATTAATTTACCATTTGGTGGAAAGATTCCTTGGAAGTAAATTGCAAGGTCATCACCAAATATTTTAACGTTTGCATACGTTTCCGAAGGATCATACCAATAACTATATTCAGATTCACCAGCAAATGTTCTATTAAATGCTGTTAGCTTCAAGATTGAAGGATCTTGCAACATATACGAGTTGTAGTCTTGTGCATTAACCATACGATCTTGCGTAGCGTACACATCCGGTGCTGTTGTACGAATATGCTCAATATCTTCGCTCTCTGCAGAGTTTAACAATGAACCAGTTAATGAGAATGTAAACGTTAGCGTTTGTGTGGTATCTGTTAAATCAACATAACTAAATGATGCTGTTTGATTTGTTACTGCTGTTGCTGGAATACTACCACCATCATTTGCTGATGTGCGATACCAAATCTCAAATGTACCTTGTGGAATGTCTACCATTTCACCATCACCAAAGATTAATGTAATCTGATCGTTTGCATCGGACTCAACTTGGTATTGGTGGCGATTATTGCTTGTGTAGTTAAAGATAATGTTTTGTGCACCAGCTGTATCAACTGGAAACCAATACCCATACGTGGTTGTATAACCTGGAGAGACACTCGTATATGATGTTGGAAGTGGATTTACTGTAAGTGTTGCACCTGTGTTTGCATTAATGTTGTTAACCCATACGTCCGTATCGTTAATGTTGTTAACATTAATATCAAATGTTTGGTTAGGTGTAATACCATCAAATGTTGTTGTCGTACTGGTTAACGTACCCTGCTTTGTGTAAATCAAAAATCCAGTGGTAGGCGAACCATTGCCAAGACCATCGTTAGCATACATTAAGCTAAACAACATATTATTTTCAGGACGTTGTTCAGTTGGACCATTAGAAGTTAACGTTGAAGAAACAAGTTCCATTGGGTAGCTTGTTCCTTGTGCCGTTGCAGAATAACTAAACACAGGAGCGCCACCAGAAGATCCAAGTGGACTATTGTTTAAAGTATAGAGCTCCAACAATACATCACCTACTTGAACACGATCACTTGGTAATACAGAGCCAAATGTTTGCGTTAAGACGTTGTTGATAATTAAGAAGAATTGTTCTTGCCAATTTGTGTTTGATGTATCATTCCAAACAACTTTAACATTTGCAAGGTTGTTTCCAAGGCTATCGTAAACACTTTGTGAAGTGGTTATTGAAGTAATCTTTACCAAACCACGACATGGAATATTACGTGTTGGTGTGTATGAGATAAAACTTGCAAGACGGAGGACTGATTCTTGACGTTCAGCCGTACTCATGAAATTTTCGTGAGCGTTTAAGTCATTACGATAGGCAAGCAATTCTGCCATATACGCAAACATTTCGAGGATAACTATGAATTCGCTTGATTCAATGTAGTCGTTAAAATCTTCAGGATAATAGAGCTGAACATACGCAAGCAAACTTTGTTTAACTGTATTATAATCATAGGCAGAAAAGTTTACTGTAGCGAAAGCAGTATATACCGTCTGGTACGCCTCTGCGGCATTGACTAAACGAGCCATGATGTGATCCTTTCGACGTTTTGCTTTGAATATTTAAAGCATTCTGTGTATCCATCAAATTTATGTAATGGAATATATTGGTTATCCTTCAACCGTTTCAAAATTGTTTGTTCTAACACAGATGCTTCTTTTCCTTTGATTGTTTTGGGTTGAACTATGTCAAATTTGTAATCATTAGTATGAGAATGTAAACGTGAATTAATTTCTTGTGCTGTAATTCCAATCTTTAAAAATTGTTCTTGTTCATTGTATAGTTTCACCAAGTACACGATAGTATCACGATCAGGAAATCTATTAATTTTTAATCCCTTCTTCATATTAGCACAATAAGAACAACCAAATTTACCACTTGTATGTGCCCATGGTAATTGAAAGAAGCTACCATGAATAGAACATACAATTTCAATGTTTGTATAGTTGTTTTGATATTCTACTTTTGAATAATCATATTTTGTTCCGTGAACAATTTGAGCTTTTTTGATAAAATCTTGGGTAGTAATTTTATTTACATTGCGTGCTATTTGTTTTGCGCAGGAAATACAGCCATTAGGCTTTTTCCCAATATGAGATGATGGAATTTGTTGAAATACGCCATGGTCTTTACAAACAATATCTACTTTTGTGTAGTTGTTTTTATATAGCACTTGGGAATAATCATACTTATTGTCGTGTAATTCTTTAGCACGAGTAATAAATTGTTCCGTTGTAAATTGATTACCTCTCATTATCAAGATGCCTCAAATTGAATATTTAGCTGGAAAGGCTGCGTTGTGTTGAGTTCAACATAAAGTAAGAGTGCTGTTGCTGTTAATGTATATGTGTCATAATTTGGTTGAACATTCAACGAGAGCAAGTTTACACGTGGATCAGCATTAAATACATTTGCCAATTCACTCTGAACTGTAGAGATTGTTTCATCATCTAACGGTTCAAATACAAGTTCCGGAATCAATGTGCCATATGCAGGCATCATTACACGAGATCCACGTCGTGTATAGATGTTATTTAATAAATCCATTTCCACAAGTTGAATGTCTGTCAACAGGAATGATTTGTTCTTCATGAACTCGTAGCTTGAATAACCGATATAGATTGCCATTACCTATTTATCCAAAGGGTAAATTGTTGAATTTAGCGATGCCAACGCGAATTACGTGGAATTGTTTCACCAAGTTCTACACGTCCTACATTTGGGTCTGTATATGTCAATTCCAAACTAAAATTATTGTCGCTATCGTTATCTGTAGCATTTTTATCCATCATAATTCTTCCATACGGTTCATGCTCCGGAACCCTGTTTGTAAAGTATGCCTGATACTGATTTGCAATATCTGCGGTTCCTGCAGTAGCAGCTTGTGGTCCATTAAAATTCACAGTTGATGCTGTTAGTGTATAAGCAGAGGATGAGAGCATATCCATTGTTGAACCAGCTGTCCATAATCCTGCACCACCAGAGTTAATATTTGTATCACCACCCGATTGCAAATTTAATGTTCCACCAATAGAAAGGTTTGCATCGCTTCCTGAAGTAATGTTTACATCGTTTACGGTTGTTATTTGTAGATTCTGATCCGATGTGATAATCGTATCTTTTGAAGATGACATTCGAATTTCACCTTGACTTGTCATGTGGATTCCTTCCTTTGCATATACACGAAACGTTGCATCGGTTGTGATATTAACATCCAATGCTGCACGAATTGAAACTCGGCGCGCTGCAAAGATATCAATATTTCCACTTTGATCCATTTCAACCCAGTTATTGCCATCTGCTGTTGAGATATAGATACGTTCGTTTGTATCATCCAATAAGACTTGATGACCTGAACTTGTTCTCCAACGAATGCGACAATTTTCAGGACGATCATCCATTGCCCACGAATGAAAACCTGGAGTTGTACAACTATAAGTTTGTGGATCAAGATTTTGACCACCATCAACTTGTGCTGGATCATATGTAGCGTTTGGTTGAATACGGCTTAATCTATATCCTTGTGTGAAATTACCTTGATGAAATTTTGTTCCATCTTCTTCAGTGTAAGAGACGTTTCGGTCATCTGTTAAATTTGAAACCTTCTGTTCAGGTAAATTCTTTTGAATATTACCAAGTGCAGCAGATTGAAAATCTGCTCCACGAACACGCCACTCAAAATTCTTACGAGGTTTTGTATCTATGGCAGCATCGTTTGATGCAACTGCTGTTGTTCTTGTATATGCAGTTGTTTGATTATTATAAAGTGGTTGGATTGGTTGTTCTGAAGCAGAAAGTGGACCATCAAGATCACCAGACTCTGCAGCATTTGGATTATTAAATGTGTATCTACCGTGAGGTAAAGTTCCTGTAAGAAGTGTACCAAATAATGCACCAAACCAAATTCGTATTGTTGGATCACCATTCACACATGCAATAAGAACATCAGTACCAACCTTTGGAATTGCAAACATTCCATATGCAACTGGACCAGTTGTGTATACACCATCTTCAGGACCACGAGATTGAACTTGTTGATGTCCTGCAAATGGTGAACAGTAGATAGCAAACGGAATATCACCAACTTTATTTGTATTTCGATCAAGTCCTGCAACGTATGCACGAACACGACCCATTTGCATAGGATCATTTGTATCAACAACACGACCAATAGAAATTGTTAACTTTCGTTCGTCGTAATCTGTACTCGATGTATCAATTGCATTAAACATACCACTCATAATTAACTCTTAATTGTTGTCTTTGCACTCGCCATTGCTTCAGAGATTGTCTGATCCAACAACGAAAATGTTGTTGGTGATGGAGAGGCTTGTTGTGTTGTTGGAGTGCCCGTTGTCTGAATAAAATTATTAGACTGATTTATTTCACCATTGGAACCTGTCAATGTTGATTGATCAGGTTGTGATTGAGGCGTTGCAACTTGATTGGACAAAACCGGTTGAGGAGTTTGTGCACTTTGGTCTTGGAAAGATTGAAGAGCATTGTTTGCAATCATATCAGATGAAACTTGTGGAATACCAATCAATTGCAAATCTTGAGTAAACTGACCACCCATAAATCTATTCTTTGCAGTTATGATATTGTAATAACCATCAAACCAAAATGTTTTATAATATCCACTTGGATATAAATTATTGCTTTGTTCATACTCCCAAATATCATCTGTTGTACTTGGCATCTTTACGTTGATCTTAACGTAGTCAGGACCAGTTGTGCTTGGACTTGAAATCTTCTGAATAAGATTTGGATTTCCAAGGATTGACAAATCTGTTTGAATTGATTGGTAGCTTGCAAAGTTGCGCCAAAGTGCATCCGCAGATGCAACAGCTGCATCACTCTTTAGTTCTTTCTTTGCTGTTTCCTTTGCAACAACTGTTGGCCAAATTGGTGTCCCCAAACGGATAGATTCTCGTGGATCCATATTTGTTTGTATTGGTCTTGTTTGTATTGTCGCAGCATTACCTATTGATCCAACAATATCTTCTGTTTGTGTTGGCATTGAACGAGATGTTACGAGGGATATCCATAGAGCATATCCCAATGATAGATTCATTTCCAATTTTTGGATGTCAATATTCTTACCAGTAAAGATATAGTCAAACGTATAAACATTGTTTGGATTAATCGTAGGTGGTTTTGCATTACCTTGCCCAGATTGGTTATCTACAACATCAACTGCAGAGTAGCTATATTCATCAATGTAGTAAGTTAGAATGAACTTGTTGCCATTCTTAACGCTTGTTTTTTCAAACTGTGTAGAGATTTTAAATGCATAGCGAGTTGTAATATCATCTGCTTCTTTGATATTCTCGTGTCCAGTTATTTGAACATCTGTCCATTGTTTTGACGAACTCATTAATTTACTAATCAATTCAGCAATTCCACCTTCCTTTGTACCTTTGTACTGCATTACAATACCTTCATTCTTCGATTGATCAGGACAAAGGATTCCAAAATCGTTGAGTTTGGTTAGTTTTTCTGCACCATCAGTTCGAAGAACCAAATGCCATTCAATTATAGCAGTTTTTGAGAGGTTTACTGAAGGAGTTGTTGCCTTAGCATAATTGTCAATAACTTCTTGTCGATCTGTTAAATATTTTGCATTAATGGCAGCTTGGAAAGCTGCTAAATGTCCTGCTAAATCTAAATTTGGAATAAAATAAAACGTCATGCCATCAACAATCGAATCGTATGTTTGGTTCCATGCAGCTCCATTTAGAAGACCACAATACTTAATCATATACGTCGTACCATTTGCATCAATGCTTCCAGTGATATCTGTAAAGACGATTCCAAATGGTGGAACATTAACAGGTACAATTTCAGACGTGCCATCATCTTTGTGTCCAACAAAGACAATTTTCATCATCATTGGCATTGTTGCAGGATCTGTGTTTAATTGTTTTGGATCTGCATAAGCAGCAAGTGCATTTAAAAATTCAGCACCACGAGGTTCAACAATCCTCATCTGTCCATCAGTTAAAAATGTATTCAATCCTACAGGAGAATCACTTGTATTTGAATTACCAATAAACGTTGTGCCCCACTCAACATCTTCAATAATAAAGTCTGTATCTTGACGAGTATCAATAAAAATTGAATAATTACCTAAACCATTTGCATCCTGCATAATCATACGAGGATTGTTTACAGGATCTCTACGATCATAGAAACTACTATTGCCAACTTGGCTTGCAACGTTTCCAGGAGTTGGATTTTGATTAACTAAATTTCTTGTTGAAGCATTAGATATATCAAGGTATGCAGTTGTATCCATTACTACCAAAATAAAATGATAGGAATACGAACGATATGCCTTGAGTGGATTTGAAGTATTGTCGTTTGCTGAAACAGGTGTTGTTGTAGGTGTTTCAGAAGGATTTGTGTTTGTTGATACAGTTGCCATATGGGTATATTGTGTTTATTTTTAATCAGATGTGTTTGTAATTGTTGTAACTGGATTTCCACCTGATTGGTAAGTTAGTATTGAAGAGAAAAGTCTTGACTTTGATGGTAATGTTATTTTTGCACCTGTAACAAACTCATCATTGATATCTACAATTAAATTGTACTGTAAAACAACCCACATTAAATTTGCTGCTCCGTACAAATCATATGCAAGAAGATCAGGGCGTGTATTATACTTTGGTGCAAGAGTAAATGTAAGATCATCCGTTGCAGCAGTTAGTTTATATCCATCCCACCATCCCAAACGATCAGTGAATACATCAGTCAACCCACCCTGTACGTAGCGTGAATTTGTAACATCTGTTGATGCTGTAGGTTGTGTATTAAAAACTGTTGTGTTTGCCATGTTAGAAGTTTACCAAGTTGCCCATTTTAAATGCTTGTAGATTGAACTGTGAATACTTGTTTGGAGAATGAGTTTCTGTTAACTGCAAAGAGACAGTCGTAATTGTTGGAACTGGAATGTTGTTAATTGTTGGAATATAATCAACATCCGAAGGATACGGAATTTCCAAACTTGTAATTACGACTGGAACTTCAAATATGTTATTGCCAATAGCAGGAACAGTTTTATTATAAGGTGTGCTATCTCTATTTGTCATGTAAGTGTTCGTGCCAGCAGTGTTTTGAAGATCAACTTCAATAGATGCTACTGTTGGTCCTGGATTGCCAATTGCATAAGCTGTTAGTAAAAGAACAGCAGGTGGCGCACCTAAAATATCTTCACCAAGAGCTGGATTTGCTCCAACAATACCAAAGACAGGCATTGCCCAAGTTCGTAAATACTGAATGTATGCAAGCGTCTTTGTTGCTTCGTTTACTGAACGAGAAATAAATTTACCCGAAATACTAAATGTGCGGGAACCTGTATTGGCATACTGATAAATAGCACCTGGGGCATGAATTGGATCAATGTTCTTATACATTACTTGCCGACTTTCGCTAAATTCGGGTGTAGCATCCCAAACAACTCTTTCAACCTTTCCAGGTCCCAAGTTAGCCGAAGCAGCACGTGTTAGTTTAACCTTATAATCAGCCATTCAATATCCCCTGTGAATGAGATATTTATGGCTGTTGACCAACACAATTTTTGCCGTATAGTCAACCCTTAACGTAGGAAAACAATAAAAATGAAGAAAGCCAAGAAGAAGAGCTATTACATTCCTGTCAAGAAGAAAAAGAAAGTCGCAAAGAAGACTGCCAAGAAGAAGGTTGCTAAAAAAGTAGCCAAGAAAAAGTATAAGTCATACCATAAACCTAAAACCAAGAAATCTATTTTTGAGGAATTGGATTTACCTGTTCCTGCTCCAATTCCAGTAAGCGCAGAAGAACTTAAACCATATGGTATTACCGTCGAAGCACCAGTTAAGTCCAAGCGTCCTGTTAAGTATTTGAACAATCGAGATTTGCTTGCTCAAGTTATCTTAAGTAAAAAGAACGAAAAGATGTCTGATGAGCTTGCCAAGATGTTAATGCTCTTGACATCTCGTTATGCAAAGAAGGGAAACTTTGCAAACTACACATACAACGATGACTTTCAAAGTTATGCAATGTTGATGTTAGTTAAGACGTGGAAGTCATTTGATCCAGCAAAGAGTTCAAACCCATTTGCATTCTTTACCCAGTGTATTAAAAATTCGTTTATCCAATACCTAAATCAAGAAAAACGTCAGCGTGATATTAAGGATGAAGTGTTGATTGATAAGGGAATGAACCCATCATTTGGTTATGCATATGACTACGAAGAGAAGCAAGCAAGTAGTGAAGCAGCGGATCATGAAACGGTTGAAGCCCCTACAAAACTGCACGAAGATGTTGACACATTCCATTCTGAGCCAGATAGTGTTGAGGAAGATTCTGCAATTCCAGAATCATACTAACAACTATAAAGCGATTAATGAAAAACGAATTTGATTTATTCAAAGGTGTAAAAACACCATGGCACTATCCACTACTTAAACCCTACAAAGTCCCATCGCTGGGACTATTTGTATGGGCATTTTGGGATTGTTCATATTGTGTTCGACCTATTACAAAACTTCACCGATTTGATATTTTTACACCAAACTACCGAAAATGGTGGCAACCGCCAATCTGTGGATTTCAGATTTGGGGTCGTCCAAAATGAAAAAGACGTTAAAACGCGGAGCTTTTTGCACCGATATCCATTTTGGTAAAAAGGCAAACTCCCAACAACATAACGAAGATTGTCTTGCCTTTATTGATTGGTTTTGCGATCAAGTAAAGAAAGATGGAAATATTGATTATGTCGCATTCCTTGGTGATTGGAATGAAAATCGTTCTGCTCTCAATATTGCTACGTTAAATTATTCATACAAGGGTGCTAAGAAGCTTAATGATCTTGGCATTCCTGTATACTTTGTTATTGGTAATCACGATTTGTATCAACGTCATACTCGTGAGATCCATTCAATTATTCACTTTCAAGAGTTTAAGAACTTTAAGGTAATAGAACAGCCTACAGTCGTTAAGGAGATCCTTAACGATGCTCTGTTTGTTCCTTATATGTTCCACGAAGAGTATCCAAGCCTGACAAAATATCTCTCTATCCCATATTGGGCTGGACACTTTGAATTTAAGGGATTTGAAGTTACAGGATATGGTATGGTTCTTCCTGTTGGTCCAAGCCATCATGACTTTAAAGGTCCAAAGCATATTATATCGGGACACTTCCATAAGCGTCAAGCAAATGACAATATTATTTATATGGGAAATACATTTCCTATGGATTTTGGTGATGCTGGAGATACTGCTCGTGGAATGATGATCTACGATCATACCAAACAAGAACCAACTTGGATTGATTGGGATCAATGTCCAAAATATATCAAGACTGTTTTGTCCGAAGTGTTGGAAAAGAAGATCGTCCTACCAAACGAAGCACGAGTTAAGGTTTTGGTAGATATGCCAATCTCTTTCGAAGAAAGCAACTTCTTACGAAAGCATTATACAGAGAAGGCGAAACTTCGAGAGTTTATTCTTGAAGAGTCCCCTGAAATTACAGCAGCTCTTTCAGATACAGAAATTACAACTGAAACCGAAAACAAAATTCAAACGACTTTACTTGATTCAAAACTCTCAACTGTTGATGAAATGGTTCACTTAATGTTGAAAGATATTCAGAGTGATCACATTAACAATGATATGCTCTCTCAAATCTATCTTGGTTTGAGAAGTGAAGATGACCCAGATAAAAAAGAAATTTAAGGGGTGAAGGGTGATAACATTTAAGTCGCTCACTGTTCAAAACTTCCTATCGTATGGAGCAATTCCTACGACGGTTCAATTAAACCGTCCTGGAACAACACTCCTACTTGGTGAAGACTTAGACAATACCCAAAGTGGTGCAGGTGCAAATGGGGTTGGAAAGACAGCTCTCTTAAATGCACTGGTTTATGGTGTATATGATAAACCAATTTCCAACATCTCCAAAGATAACCTTATCAATAACGTCAACAAGAAGAATATGATTGTTGCTGTTGAATTTGAGAAAAATGGTGTCAACTATATAATCACTCGCTACAGAAAGGTTAAGGCTGGTGCTTCAGGAAGCTATTCAACTCTATTTGAAGATGGAAAGGATATTACGATTGCTGGTGCTGATAAGGCAAATAAGCAGATCGTAGATATTGTTGGTATTCCATACGAAATTTTTGTCCGTGTTGTTGCATTCTCTGCTATCCATATGCCATTCCTTGATCTTCCAGCCAGATCA